CGCCGAACTTGTAGTCGCGACAGGGTGGGCTCCCACTTTCTACGCTGACACCTTCGACACGCGAGACCTAAGTACCATTGTCGCAGTGCTAGAAAAACAAAACAAAAAGAGGTGACATGGCTGACGGACTTAACACCAAGATCGAGGTCTACGGTCTAAAGGACGCGATCAAGAAGCTCAACTCTGTTGAGCCGGGGCTTCGTAACCAAATCGCAAAAGACTTCCGCAATGTCGCAAAACCTGTCATCAATGACGCGCTTGCACTCATCCCCAACACCGTCCCTCTGTCTGGTATGGGTCGCAAATGGACTACGCCTTCGGGCTTCAAGATGCTTCCTTGGGACGCTGGACGCAAGCAAAAAATTTCCGCCAAGATCAACACCAAAAAGGTCTCGGAGTTCCGTGGACAGATCCGCAATGTCGGCGTTTTTAACATCATCTACTCGGGCTCTACTGGAACACTTTTTGACATGGCGGCTAACGGCAGGCTTGGCAGTGCACTCTCGGCGCGCTACGGCATGCGATCAAGAGTAATGTGGAAAGCAATGGAGAAGAACCAAGGCACAGTTGAGTCAGAGATGCGGCGAATCGTTGAGACTGTTATGGACAAAGTTGATCGGAATGTGGTCGAGTAATGGCATCAGTAAATATTCCCATTATCTCCGAGTTTGATGCCAAGGGCACACAGAAGGCGATCAAAGAGTTCCAGTCGCTTGAAGGCGCGTCTAAGAAGGCACAGTTTGCTATTAAGAAAGCCGCGCTCCCAGCCGCTGCCGCAGTCGCAGGATTAGGAGTTGCCCTAGTTGGTGCTACTAAGGCGGCTATGGAAGACCAAGCCGAGCAGGTACAGCTTGCGCTTGCGCTTGAGAATGTCACTGGGGCTACTGACGCACAAGTTAAAGCATCCGAGGACATGATTTCCAAGATGAGTCTTGCGTCAGGCGTAGCGGACTCTGAACTTCGCCCAGCGCTGGCGTCACTTGTGCGCGGAACTAAAGACATCGAGGAAGCAAACAAAGCTCTCGCACTTGCTCAAGACATTTCCGCAGGATCAGGCAAAGACTTAGCGACCGTCTCTGATGCTCTTGCTAAGGCGTATGGCGGAAACATGAAAGGACTTGCTGCACTTAGTCCAGAGATCAAGATGATGATTAAAGACGGTGCATCTTTGTCAGATGTAATGGATGTCCTCGGTGGGAACTTTGGTGGTGCTTCTGCCGCAGCTGCCGCTACTGCTGAAGGTGGAATGAAGCGTCTCGGGATCGCATTGGCAGAGACCAAAGAGTCAATTGGTGCAGCACTGATCCCAGTAGTCGAAGCGCTCCTTCCGTACCTAATCGCGTTAGGTGCATGGGCACAAGAAAACACCAAAGTCTTCCTTATTGTCGCAGGCGCGATTGGTGGGATCGCAGTGACGATCTTGGCTCTAAATGCCGCTATGAAAGTTTATGCAGCCGCACAAATGATCGTAAACGGCGTTGTAGCAGTGTTTAACGCGCTCCTACTAGCTAACCCTGTGACACTCATTGTCTTAGCAATTGTCGCCTTTATTGCAATTCTTACTGCGCTCTACTTCAAGTTTGACACCGTGCGAAAGATCGTAGACACAGTCTTCAAGGGCATGCTCGCAGGCGGCAAAGCAGTCTTTGACGGACTTACAACATACTTTGACGGCGTCTTCGCAATCTTTAAGACACTCTTCAACGCGATCGCAAAACTTTGGAACAACACAATCGGCAAACTATCCTTCTCCGTTCCTGACTGGGTACCGGGTCTAGGTGGCAAAGGCTTCGATGTCCCAAATATACCGATGCTCGCGGACGGTGGAATCGTGACAGGGCCCACGCTTGCAATGATCGGCGAGCGCGGCCCTGAAGCGGTCATTCCACTATCTGGACGCGGTGGTGGAATGGGCAATTACACGATCAACATCAATGGCGGTCTTGGCTCAAGCGCAGAGATCGGCACAGCTGTCGTAAACGCAATTAGAGCGTTTAATAGGCAGAACGGCCCTGCAAATATAGCGGTCGCCTAATGGCTGGCGTAGCGGTACTTGGGTCAGGTAACTACGACCTCGAGATTGACACAGGGTACGACTGGAACGCTTTCACACTTGACGACGATCTCAAAGGCGAACTAAACAATACCGAATATGTGCTTGACGGGACATCTCAATTCGCAAGCGTCCTAGACGGCGCGATCTCGCTAACTGCAAAGCGCGGACGCGCTAACACTGGCGACCAGTTTGCTTATGGCACGATGAACTTCACACTGAACGACACTTACGCCGACGGAGTGTTTAACCCTTTTGACACGACCTCGCCTTACTACGACCCAGCAAACAATCAGCCTGGACTTGCACCGCTTCGCGAAGTCCGCTTCTCGCGGTACAGCTCGACCAATGTCAAAGAACTTTTGTGGGTCGGCTACATCGTGAACTACGACTACACCTTTACGCTCGGCGGACTTGACACAGTGACCGTTAACTGTGCGGACTTCTCATATCAGCTGGGACAGACCTTTCTTGCTGAATGGAATGTCACAGAGCAGCTATCCAGCGCGCGCTTTGATGACCTGCTAGATCTACCAGAAGTCGCTTACACAGGCACACGGAGCATTGAGACAGGCGTGGCGACCCTTGGCGGTTCAGCTGCCTATACAGTCGCCAACGGTACCTCGGTCGCAGGGTACGCCAACAAAATTAATGAAGCCGAGCAGGGTCGGATCTTTGTGGATCGAGAAGGCACGATTACCTTCCAGAAGCGCATCGGAACAACGCTAGGAGTCCCTGTCGCCGAGTTCCATGATGACGGTACGCAGATCGGCTACTCGGCTATTGACATCTCCTTTCAAGCGGACACGGTCGTGAACCGCGCGTCTATTCAGCACGCTGGAGCAACATCACCAGAAGTAGCCGAAGACCTAGCATCTCAAGCCTTGTATCTTGTGCAGACGCAGTCAATCACCGACTCGCTTTTACACAACGACGCCGCAGCTCTCACACTTGCCCAATATTTAATCAGTCCAGATCCCGAAGCACGCTTCAACTTTCTAGGCACAGAGTTCCCCGGCACACCTGCACTAGATCAAGACACCTTGGCGCTTCTCGATGTCGGCGACCTGATCAATATCCAAAAATCAATTACGACTTCGGCAGGCCCAACCCAGTTCGCTCAAGATTTGACCATTGAAGGACTTGAGCATCGGCTTACTTTGTCGGCTGGGCATGCAGTCACCTACTTCACCTCACCAACCACGATCGTCTATGAGCTCATCTTAAACGATCTGGTATATGGCACACTTGACGAAGAAAATGTCTTAGGATAGAAACATGCCACTAACGACTTACACCGCTGGAGAAGTGCTCACTGCAGCCTCGCTCAATGCCAACTTGTCTTTTGCAGCAACTAACCCAAGTTCCGCAGTTGTGCAAGTAAAGAGCACATTAAAGAGCGACACATTTAGTACCGCTTCAACAAGTTTTGTTGATGTCACAGGGCTATCGATCTCAATTACACCAACCAGCGCGACCAACAAAATCTTGGTAATGGTGACTGCCAACCTTTCAAGCGATGGAAGTGGTTTTGCAGTGTTCGCAAGACTTATGCGAGACAGCACCGCAATCGCTATCGCTGACACGGCAGGCAGTCGCACTAGTGCAACTTTTGGCGCATATCCACTCGGCGGTTTTATTCAACCGTGTGGAATGGAATTTTTAGACAGTCCTGCTACAACAAGCGCAACAACTTACAAATTGCAAGTATTGGTTAATGCAAGTGGTACTGGTTATTTGAATAGAACCCAAGGCGACTCAAACGCAGTATCAACTCTTCGCACAGCATCTACTATCACAGTGATGGAAGTAACACCATGACCGACTACTCAGCAGTACTTACAGCCAACTACCCCGGCAAACAATGGACGCTAAACAACAACGACTACGACACACTTGAATGGCTTAGTACAGGTACAGCACCAACTCAAGCCGAACTAGACGCCGCATGGCCACAAGTGGACTACAACAACCAAGTGCTAGCAATCGAGACAACACGCCGCACACAATACGAAGCCCAATCAGACGGACTCTTCTTTGAGTGGCAACGCGGCACAAACACGCAAGCCGCATGGGAATCCGCCGTACAAGCAATCAAAGATGCGAACCCGTACCCTCCTAACCCTGCTGGCTAGTTTTGTGCTCGCGTTCGGCGTGACCGCTTGTGCAGACCGTTACCGCGAAAACTGCAACACCACTAAAGCCGACGGACTACTAGAAAGGCGTTGCCGATGAACCCAGACAACCGCTTAAGCAACGAACAGATCAAAGCTCGATTAATCCTTATTGTAGGAATCGGACTTACTGCATCGTTTGTTATGGCAATCGCATCACTTATCTTTGGACTTCTCTTTGTTGTGCAACCTACAGAGCAGAGCCCAAATGACGCCGAAGCATGGGGAGTCTTGTCGCCGATGCTCATGACTCTTGCAGGTGGGCTCATAGGCTTACTGGCAGGCAACGGTCTCAAAGACCGACCTAAAGACCCTCCAGCATTATGAG